GGGCCGCCGTTATCCGGCATGGTGCCGGTCAGCTTCGAGCCTCGCGCGTAAAATGTCTTATCCTTGAGCACCTCCGCCACGGCGGCGGTCGCGTCCTGCGAGTTTACGTCAAACTCATTCGAGCCAACGATCGGCGCGCCGGACTTGTCGTGCGCGGTGACGCCCTTTTTGAGATCACTCGCAACAATGGTGTCGCCCGACAGGTCGAGCTTGACATCCGTGCCGACGATCAGTTTGTTTACATACTTGTTTGCCATATGCTCACTCCTAACTGTTCATATACTCGTCGCCCATGATGAGCGTCAGCCCACCGGCGGCGTTGGATACTTCATACTGCGGGATTTTTGCAACGTTCACGTCGCGGGACAAAAGCCGGTTTCTGGTCGGCAAGACCACCGGCTCGTAAGTCTTCGGCGTTACGTCGTATACGCCCTCATACGGCTTGCTATCTCCCGTGTAAACCACCTTCGCCGGGGCGATCTTCATCTTGATTTCCGGCTGGGAAAGCGTCATTTTAATCATATCCCGCCTCCTTGAGTAGGTCCTTGACCGGCGTCGAGACAATATCCGCCGCCTGCGGATTGCCGTCCGCATCCGTCAGCGCCAGCTGGAGCCGTGCGCTCTTGCCGGGGTCGAGCTGCATCGCGTCGGCAAAGGGGATGATGACAAGCAAATGCGTCTGATCTACGACCTGCGGCGCGTACTCAAAAAACAGCTCGCCCTGCTTGAGCCAGAACTGGAGCTTCGTTGCCTTCGTCAGATCCGCGCCCGTCACTTCCACCGAAAGCGCATTTTGAATTTTTTCGCGCATGGTATCACCCTCCTAGTTTTTGCCACAAGCCAATCTTAATCAGCGCATTTACAACGTCTTGCAATGCTGAAATCTGGTTGGAACTGTTGATCGTTGTGTAAAAGGCATACTGGCGGACTGTCTCAGATGCGTCGTATAGGCTTAAAAAATGGTTTGATTTTGAATTTAAAGCACCAGCGTAAAGAGCCGAAAAACGGTTATTTTCTGCACCAAGTTTCACATTCCCAGTCGGGACAAGGTTTCCGTTTTCATCAAGTGTGATTTTGTAGGACCCGTTAACAAGCTCAGAAACTGATGCGGAAGACCCTCCACCGCCGGTAGAAGGAGCGCCGACCACATATTCGACAACATAGCTTCCGCTGATCCTTGCAACTTTCACGCGATCTCCAGACTGAAACGCAACAGAAGTGTTGCATTTGTAATGCTTCTTCGTTGCTGTGGTCTGCCCATCAAAAATCAAGGTGAGTCCGTCTTCAAAGACAGCATCAACCGTAGCGAGCTGGGCATCAGATGGCAGGTCTTCTTCAATGGCAGCCGCTTCTGTAATTCCATCAATCATGCAATCACCGTCCTTTTTGCTGTGTGTTTCATAAATTCGCCTGGCGTCATTGTGATGTACCAGGCGGTTTCCTCGAAAATCCCGCCCATGTCCTTGTGGCCGAGAGACAGAATATCGCCCGCGCCGTGTCCGCCTTCGGCCAGCGTCTCAAACGTTACAACCCTATGGCTGAACAGGGACTGGAAGCATATGTCGTCCACATAGGCTTGCAGAGCCTCCTGCGAGGCGATGTTGTCAACCTTGAGTAGCTGCGTGATGCGCTGGCCGCGGCGGAAAACAGACGTTGCGCTGGACGGATTGTTGTTTTCTGCCCTGGCTACCAGCGGAGCTTCCAGATCCGGATTGCTGCAAATGGCGACGAAGACGTTCGGTGCGCTGAAAACGTCAAATTCCTGCGTCAACTCCGGAGAAACGGGCGCACACAGAATTACGTCCTCTGCACTGTACGACCATTTGATATTTGCGGCGGAGGCCTGTGCGACCGGCTCCAGATGCGCTACACCGTTGCCGTCAAACCAGATCTGCTTATAATTGATCTCGTCCAGCAGTTGGTTGACGATCGTCAGATACGGAGTGCCTTCCTGCCAGTCCTCTCGGTCAGTTTGCAGAATAGCGTCGGTCGGTGCAGCGACCACAAGGCCGATTCCAGCTTCAATAAGAAGCTCCTCTATTTTGGTGAGATAGGCAGTCCCAGCTGGGATGTGCATAATGCCTTCCGTCGTCATGGTCTGAAGCATCCAGCACCGGTCATAGGCTTCTGCTTCTATCCAATGGCCGCTTGCGTCTTCCTGTTCTGTGAGCGTCGCGATGCGGAAAACGCCAAGCGGCGCCCATTCTCCATTTATACCGATCCATGGCTGCAAGTCATCGGCAATGTAATCGACAACTGGGTTGTGCCGGAACGTGCCGGACAGGCTGCCCTTTATATCTCCGGTCGTGTCAATATAGACGTTCGGCGGGGATTCTTCCGACCACAAAAGCTCTGTCAGCTTTGCACCATTGCGCAGTACGTCGATCCTGTAGGATATTTCCCGCTTCACAGCTGCACCTCCTCGCTGTAGTCGATCTGCTGCACGGTGAAGGAAAACGTTGTGACGAACCCGTCATGGTCTTTTTGCAGGATGTCCAGATACCCGACGACCATGTCTTCTGTCGGCGTTTTCGCGCAGACGAGCCGCCCGACCAGAGCCTCCAGCGCACGGATATCTTCAGCTTCCGTAAAGGCCGCTTCGATCGTCAGTGCGTCGGTGTAGTTGCCGCTGACCTCGGCATAAGGGAACTTGACCCCGGACAGCGCGAGATAGCTGACAGTCCGGGTGCGTTCCCGGGAGGTCTTCCGGTTCGGCGTCGCGGCATACGGAAGACGGATCCACACGCCGGTGTCCAAGTCTGACACCATTGTCGTCGGCGGGATGACCTCAACCGAGACCGGTCCGGAAATGCCGTAGTTCCCGCTTGACGTATAGCAGCCTCGTACTTGATATGTCACCGGTCCGATACTGAGCAAGTCAGAATAGGCGCGTTGCACGGTCCTCGCCACCGGATGCCCGTTTCGATACACCAAATAGAAATCATAGTTTCCTGTCGTATCCCACTCCAGCGTCGCAATGTGTGATGTTCTTGCACTCAATAAGATGGCTGCTCCCGGCGTGTTAACGACCTGTAAAGCAGCATCACCCCACTCTGACCATAGCCCATATTCATTTTGCACGCGGACTCTGATCGTATAGTTCCCATCATCTAGGTACATCGGGGCTGACCATTGCTGGACGGTTCCGTAAATTGTGCCGCTCTCATAAATTCCGATTACTTCCACCTGTGCCGCCTGCTGCCCGCTAGTCTGCCACGACACAGCCGGCTTTGCTCCCGCTGTCAGTATCTGAACGATCGGCGTCGGCGGGGCAGATATTACTACGATCTGCGCTGCATCGCTCCAATCGCTTGCCACGCTGTCCGCGTTATATGTGCGCACACGCCAGTATTTTACGCTGGACGTGATCGTCCCTGCTTGGCATTTCCACTGCGTTTCCGCGCCTGTGACCGTCGCCAGCGGCTCCCACGTCTCGCCGTCTACACTCTTTTGCAGTTCGGCTTTGCTCTGCGCCGTTCCGGTTGAAATAATGTGTTCCCACATAAAGAGATTGTCAGCCGACGCATCGACAATCGTATTTTGCGGGCTAATTACCTTCGCCTCCGGTTTGACATCGAGCGTTGATAGCGCCATCCATTCCGATGTTGTCACAATGCCGGAGTTTGCCGTCACAGCAACCTGCCATTGGATTTCATCTGCGGTGAATGTGTTTGCCGGAACGGTCACGCTTCGCGACTCCCCGGCTACTGAAATTTCGTGGATACTCCCGGAATCCCCAGCCCTCCAGCGAAAAACAGCAGATGCTTGCACTACTTCTGGATACGTTAGAGACGATCCGAGCGCGAGCCACGAAAACCTGTTGTCCTGTTTCTTCGAGATTGACCCGCTTGCCGGTGTGCAATTCCTAATCGTAACGCCGACTGTCTCGCTGTCATCAACCTCTACCGTTAAGTACGGGCGCAAAGACCCTGTCGTCCGGATATACGCGGAAACATCTACATACCACTGCCTTACCGCAGCACCGCAATTAAGCGCAAGCCCAGCAGAAATGCTGTCGTCCGTGACCCAACCACCATTTCTAACTTTCTCCCCGCTATTTCCGGGAAAACGCTCCAGTACTCGCTGGTTGTTGTTGTATGTTATCGTTTCAACATCTACTGGCGCAGCGAGGTCCTTAAACACTAGATTTGCCGCCGGACCGAGGCTTGTTGCCTCTGGATCAACTATTTTGCTTACATACACAGCTATACTGGATTCCGACGTTATTCTTTTGTATTGCATGCTCGCTGGAAGATCTTCAAATGTTATAACGAGGCAATCATCTACGTCCAGTATTGCCGGGTCTGATTGGTGATCGTTCGTGTTCCTGCTTGTTTCGTTCAGAATCGCGAATCCCTTAATGTACACCTTCGCGGTTGACATCATTTCACCCCCATTCTGCTTGATCTGCGCTTGTTGTCTGCTACTCTGACAACGTCATTAAACGACTTCACGTCCTTTGCGTTGATCGTCACATAAAACGTATCTCCGCCGATGGCCCGGCGGCTTTCCTGCGCGTTGGATATCTGCGTTCGTTGCGGAAGATAAACCAATTCCGGTCCATTTTCGCCGACCCACGTTACGCCGCCAATAAAGTTATCTGTGCCCGTGGCGTGGCCTTTTCGGTTCAATGCCGCGATTGCCGTGGCACGTATTGTGCTTGCTGCACCCAGCCCTCCGACTAGGCTTGTAATGGAGCTACCGCCGATGCCCATACCGCCTAAAACGTTAGACAACCCGCCGCCGAAGTTGCTGGCAAATTGATTGACCTTTGAGAGCGCATCAGCGACAGCGGAAATAGCACTAGCTAATGTTTCAAAGATTGGCTTAAGCGAGGACGCTGCGTCAGCAAGCCCAGACAGGACAGGGGACAGAGCCGACGCAAGATCAAGCAGAGAACCGAGAAGATCAATGATGCCGCTGTCTGTAGCTGCATCTGCAAGATCTGTGATGATACTCTCAAGATTTTGGTAAAACTCCGTCAGATATGGCGCGAACTCTTCGGCAAGTTGGTTCTTCGAGGCTTCCTGACTTAAAAGCATATGCTGGTAGGCATCGTCAACCTGAGTCAGTGCTTTCAGCGTATCTTCGCTCAGTACGTAGCCGGTGTTGTGCGCTTCTTCTGCGTAGGCTTTCAGAACCTCGCTGCCGCGGTTGATCAGTGGATTGAAATTTCGGGCGGACTCGCTGAGAAGATCCATTGCGGTTGCATCACGCTCTGTTTTGTTGCGCATCTCGCCCAGCGCATCAATAACCTCGTAAAATACATCGCTTGCGTCCCGGAGCTCACCGCGCGAGTCTGTGACGCGAACGCCAAGCCGGCCAAATGCGTCGGCTGCGTCGGCACTGCCGTCTCTGGCCTCCTGCATCTTGTTTGTGATTTCCTTGAGGCCGTCGCTGAGCTGGTCGGTAGAGACCCCGAGAAATTTCGACATGTAATCGAATTCCTGAAGCTCGTCGGTGGACTGACCAGTAACTTCCGATAGGACGAGAAGCTCTTTCGCCGAAGCGCCCGCTTCCGTGGTCAGGCTGACGAGCTTTTTCTCCACGCCGACGATTGCTGCCGCAACGCCTGCGAAGCTTCCCACCAACGCAGCCGTCTTGAGATCGACATCGCTGATCCCGTCCATTGTCTTTTTGAGCCCTTCCGGCAGGCTGAAACCTAGCTTGTTCGTAAGCTGGTCGACAGTGCTGCCAAGACCCATCGTCTCGCGCTGCGCGTCTCCGGCCTTTTGCCCCATGGTTCCTATATCGTCGGCAGCATCGGTAACCTTCTCAGCTGCCGAATTCGTCTGCTGCCCAAAATCGTCCATTTCACCGGACAGATTGTCTGTCGCGTTTTTTGCCTCTTCCAGCGCAGTGTTATTGTCGTCAAGTGCGCGCTGCATCTGCTTGAGCTTGGTCTCAGCTTCAATGAGGCTCGTTTTCCAGTCAATGGTTCGCTTATCGGCTTCTTTGTAAGTTTCCGTAGCATCTGCAACGACTTCCTTCAGTTTTTCGACCTTTTCCCGCTGTGTCAGGATTGTTCTCTCAAGGACATCGTTTTTTTGCGTCAGCGCCTCTACGCTGTCAGCGTTGTCGGCAAAATCCTGCTCCGTGGCGCGCATCTCCGCGCCTAAGTTTTTAAGTCCGGCGTTGATTTGGGCAAGGGCGGCGCGATATTCCTTCTCGCCGTCCATTTTGACTTTTGTGTTAATGCCGGGCGTTGCCATCAGCCGCCACCTCCCATCAGGTACTGTGCCAGCGACAAGCGCGCAGGCTGCTCCGGCGCATTATGCGCACACCGGCTCGGCGTGGCCATGGAGAAATACTCTCTGTAGATAGCCATGCACCGCGCCGGTGTCATCCTGCGCCAAAAGACGGTCTCGTCGTTTTTCAGCACATTTACCCAGATATTCAAATACCAGGCGAAGTTGATACCGCCGCTTCTTCCTGCCTGGTCTCCGCGTTTTTTTCGTCTGCCGAGCTGTTCTCAGCCGCTGCGTCCCGGACAGCGAGGATCGCCATGCGCATCACGTCCAGCGCGAGCCGGTTAACCGTGCCCAGAGACAAGCGTCTTCCGAGCTGTTTTTCCGTGTACCGGATGGCGAAGCCGTCTGCGTCAACGTAACGCATTTCGTCGGCGTAGTCGTTGAGCATCGCGGCCAGCAGCTGCAAGACCGACTTGAGCGTCCGCTTCGTGGACAGGATGGGCGAGAAGTCGCCGCCGTTGATGATCTGCACCTCGGCAAGAACGTTGTTGTTGCAGCGAAGCACCCAATCGCGCCCGTCAAAGCGCCACGCGACCTCGCGCGGCTTGATATCTTCCATGCTTAACCTCCTGCCACGTCTGTGGCTGCCGTCTTGAAGACCTCGTCGCACCACGCCTTGGCGTCGGCTTCGCTGTCAAGCGTTGCGACTTCAAGCAGGTCGCCCAGATCATCGACCAGGAACTCGCCGGTCGTGGTGGGCGTCTGGAACGCGATGCTGTCGCCCATCGTCTGTCCGTTTGTTGCAGGCGGCCCAAAGAGCACTTTCCGGGCGAATACCGCCGTGAATTTCTCCACGCCGTCGATCATGTCCGGCATGTAGAAGCTCCATCCGACATACTTGCCGGTCGACTTCTTGCCGAAGGTCAGGCTCTTGACGGTGGAACTAGCCACGGTGCGCTGTTTTTCGTACGCGCCGTACATAAGCTTCTGCGCTTCAGTCGGGATATACTTGACGCCAGCGGTTGCCGTGCCGCCTGTGGCCTTTTTCATGTACTCCGCCAGAACGGACTCGGCGTAAATCCGGCCTTCGGCAAAGCGCATCTCAAGGCCTA